CCAGCCTTCCAAAAAGTCATAACTCCGAAATCCGCCATCTGTCACAACCTCTATACCTTCCAGCTTCAATCGCTCCATTAATTTGCATATTTCCTTATTTTCAATGGCACGCAATGCCGACAGGCTGATTTGCCCGTGCTGATATCGGTTTCTTGCATCCCGCAACGTAAAAGGTACACATAATGCTCCCGCAATATCGACCTTAAAAGGTGGAAACAGTTTTCCCATATTCACTTTTCTTTTAACTGATAATAGTTAGAAATTCAAGTCTTTACCCTATTCATACAAAGAACAAAGAGAAGCAAATATAACCAAAGTATTTAAGAAAACAACAAATAAAATCCCTATTTCTCATCTGTCATTTTGAAATAGATTGACAGATATATTATCTCATAATTATCAATAAGATACAATTGTAAAAGCATCGAATTCTATAAAGTTTTCCATTTTACAACAAAGCATATTTGATTATCAACACATTAACCATTTTTAATCCAACAAAAGTTTTCCAAAACAGAAAACTTACAGAAAACTATCATACCTTTGTTTCGCCATTAACTCCTATTTGTAAAATCTAAAAATACAATCAACATGATACAAACGGTACTCAAGCGTGACGGGCGCATCGTCGGCTTCAATGAAGAGAAAATAGTAACTGCCATCCGCAAGGCCATGCTCCATACGGACAAGGGAGAAGACATGCAACTGATACGCCAGATCACCGACCACATCTCCTTTAAGGGCGATGCCCAGATGACGGTGGAAGCCATTCAGGACCTGGTGGAAATGGAACTGATGAAGAGCAGCCGTAAAGATGTAGCACAGAAATACATTGCCTACCGCAACCAGCGTAGCATTGCCCGCAAGGCGAAAACACGCGATATGTTTCTGGAAATCATCAACATCAAATCCAACGACATCACCCGCGAGAATGCCAATATGAACGCCGACACCCCGGCGGGCATGATGATGAAGTTTGCCAGCGAAACCACCAAACCTTTCGTTGACGACTATCTACTGAGCGAAGAAGTGCTGGATGCCGTCAGCCAAAACTATCTGCACATCCACGATAAGGATTATTACCCCACCAAAAGCCTGACATGCGTACAGCACCCGCTGGACCGCATCCTTACATACGGCTTCTCTGCCGGACACGGAGAGTCGCGCCCTGCGAAACGCATTGAGACCGCCAGCATACTGGGCTGCATCTCATTGGAAACCGCCCAGAACGAAATGCACGGCGGACAGGCGATTCCCGCGTTCGACTTCTACCTTGCTCCCTACGTGCGCAACAGCTTCATCGAGGAAGTAAAGAACCTGGAAGAGCTGAACGGTGAGGATTACTCACATCTCTACCGGAAAGAGCTCACCGATTACCTGCAACAGCCGCTGGACGGCCTCACCGGCGAGCAGCGCATCATCCAGCATGCCGTGAACAAGACCGTAGCCCGCGTGCATCAGTCCATGGAAGCGTTCATCCACAACATGAACACGATACACTCGCGCGGCGGCAACCAGGTGGTATTCAGCTCCATCAACTACGGTACGGATACTTCCGCCGAGGGACGCTGCATCATCCGCGAACTGCTGAAAAGCACGTACCAGGGCGTGGGCAACGGCGAAACGGCCATCTTCCCCATTCAGATATGGAAAAAGAAACGCGGCGTAAGCTATCTGCCCGAAGACCGCAACTACGACCTCTACCAACT